AAGGCTTAACGCCCATTTCTGTTAATCTCATAGTGGTGTGTTCCCAAATTTTAAGTATTTAGCCGAAATTAAAGTTTTTTTCAAAATATTCAAAACGTAACGGCGCTGTAATTTAGCATCTATGTATCTATTTAATATAACTGTATTTTTAAACTTATTTTTAGTTGTTTCTAGTCTATGTTTGTAAAATTGGATATCGTTATCTAGTTTTCCGAGCTGTCTATCTAATTCTAGTATTTCAATGGCATTGGGTCTGTTTTTTATTTCGTTTAGACAATAAAGAATAGCGTGGGATTTTGATACAAAATCATGTATATGCTGCCCGTCTATTTGTTCCAGCGTCCAGCAATTTTTTGATTTTCCTGATATTTTGTAAGGGCCAATAAAAAACCCGTAGTCCCCAATTGGTATAACTACGGGCTGATCTCTGTATTTTTTAAGGTTTTGCTGTGTCCAATTTTTTAAATATTTTGTTCCAAACTCTACAAAAATTTCCTGTGCGTTGTCAAAGTTAGATTTTTTTTCTGTAATAGACTTTTCCATCTTCTTTTTTTCTGTATAAAACATCTTTATTTACAAGGTGATCTGCTATTATTGTTTGTCTATGCGAGAAATCTTTTCTAGCTATTTTTTTGTTTTCTTCAAATTGCCCTAAAACATCTGCTTCTTCGTTAGTAATTGGTAATCTTACTTTATTTAAGAGTTCTACTATCTTCATTTTTATTTTAAAACAAGTTGTACAATAACCATTATTAAACCAGTTAACATTGCTACGCCAAATGCTGTGCCAATGGTAATCAGCTGTCCACTAGTTTTGTTTGTAGTTTCAACAGCAGATTCCGATATTTTCGTGCGTATGATAACAATATGTTCTTCCATCGTATGCATACGCTGTTCAAGTTTATCTAGTTTTTCTTCCAATGCCCGGTATCTTTCAGCGCATAAGTCCACGTGCGCTTCAAGGCTGGCTCTTTCGCTTGCTGCCATATTATTCTTTCATAAAAAATAGAGGGTTCTGAGTTGTTGCCTAGATTGTGTGCCATAAAGAATGCCTTAAAATGCCGTGATTCAAATTATATTTAAGTTAATACGGCCTTTCATAAAACATATATTTTTTATTGCACCATAAGGATAAAAAATTGGTAACATAAATCTAGCAGTTTCTTCTAATCCGCAAATGATAGGAACTTTAGAAAATGCTTCGTCTAATCCAGTTACTGGGTCGTTATCAACTAAAAAGGCATCTTCGTATTCTACACCAAAACTAAAAATCCAACAACGATGTTCGCCATAATATATTTCCGGAAAAACAGTGGTTTCATCAATGATGACTGTTTTACAGTACGGGCCTTCAATTAATTGAGGTTGTGCTTTAAGCCCTATACACTGTAATACGGTTTCCCAATTTCTTTGTTGATTCCGTTGAAGTTCGTTCGCTGAGGAATATCTGATCACCCCAGTTGCAGTAATATCTACTAACGTGACTCCAGTGTAAAAATACATAATGATATTTATATAGAGAAAAAAAGGCAGAACTAGTCTGCCTTATTTTTTAAGCTTATTAAAATTAAGCTACTACAAAGCTTGTGCCATTAGTTACAGTTGCGCTACCTAGGTTAACTGAACCTTTTCTAGTACCAATTGCCTGAATAGCTGTTTGTAATACGCTTGCATCAGGTGCATTAACACCATCGCAGCATAGGCTAATTGCACCCGATGTTGGGTGTGCATAGTAAGCTAATACTGGCGGGAACACTTGGATGATTGCTTCAAATGCTTCGTTAGCAGCATCATCTTCTGCAGACAAGTTTACACCTGCTGCAACGATATAAAATACCACACTCTGACCTACTTCGGTGTATTGGATACCATTCAGTACACCTGTTAAACCTGCATAGTTGTAGCCTGCGCTACGATCAATTCCGATTGCCATTTTGTTTCTCCTAAAATTTTGCTTTCGCTATAGATATTTATCGCGGTCATAAAAAAAGCAGCCGAGGCTGCTTCTTTATCGATTGCAAAAATTAATTAAGCAATCTTGATACCGCTTGTGGTTGTTACTGCTGCTAGTGCAGGGAATACATTACCGTATGCACCAATGTTAGCACCAGGTGTGCCATCGTGGCTTAGTGTGCGGATTACAGTCTGTAGATCAGCTGCTGTCCAAGAACTACGCTCAGTAATAACGCTCAACTGTGCTGTTGAACCTTGTGCATCAACTTGGTATGCTAAAACTGTTGCATTTGAGCTGATTGTCTTTAACAGTGTGTGAACTGCTGGATCTAAACCAGCACCACTTGGGCCTTTTAGTTCGTTAGCTAGGTTAGCTGTGATACCTAAGGTAGTGATTTTATAAGCCTGGATTGGGCTGTTGATACCTGTGTTAATGATTTGTGCATTTGCATTTTTGGTGTAACTATCACCGACATTTGTTACGACTTGTGAATCGCCGCTTACTCTTTGGACTCCAATTGCCATTTTTTTCTCCTAAATTATTTGCGTTTCCGCATATAGATATTTATACCAGAACCGAAAAAATTACAATCTTCCTTGTACATTTGCAGTTGAAAATACTCCGCGGTTTACCAGTTTAATAAACCCACTTGGTGTGTTGACTACGAATCCTTCGCCTTTTGGAATTCCGTTAACATATTGTTCGACACCTTGCACTTGAGGTTCTAATTGCTCCAAAATTGCTAATTTTAATGCATAAATTGCCACATAAGCTGCATCCATTGCTTCCATAATAGCACGATTTTCTTCAGCTGCAACAATGGCAAATTGTGGTTTTGTGATATTATTTGCCAGCCAATTTGCATCTACTGCTTGCCCAGTATATTTTCGATTATAGTAAGTTTGCAATTTGGATATTGTGGTTTGAGTTAAACTGCCTAGAAAATTATCGCCGTTCAGCTCAGCAAACTTTTTTACTGCCATTTGTGCTGCATTGACTTGCTGTACAGGTTCTCTCAATTTGAATCTGTTCCCCATTGTGCCAGTTAATATAGTTATATATTGATTTGTGCCAGAAAGTCCACCCAATCCTTGCATAGATGTTTTGCCAATTAACTCTGTGCCTTTGCTAGTTTTTTCTACATCTGTTCCTATGGTGTGTACTGCTATACCAAACGGTCTACCTTGTATTTCTTTACCAACAGGACTTTTAGATTTAACTTTATATTGTACTCCATAAGGATTGGCCTGAAAAATATAATAACCTTTATCCTCAGTCAGTGGTTCTGTCCACATTACATCACCTTGCACAAATCCAGAGAAATTTGTAGGAACTATGGATGACACTGCATTAAACATGTCGGCTAGTTTTTTTCCAACGTCCATATTTTTTCCATTTTGTGCAAAGAAATTTAATAGATCTTGTGCAGATGTAACCTGCCCTCCGGGCATACCAATGTATTCTTTGTAATTCATGGTAAATTGTCCATCGGCTGGTCTACGACCAAATATGATAGCCGGACTTCCATCCCATTTGATACTTACTATATTAGGATTAGACACCGCGGCCAACATACCAGTTATAGCGTCCGTGGCTGCTTGACTGCCGTTGAGAATAAAATCTTCCGGGTGTGGTGTACGTATGCCTTCAGTGAGTGTGGTTATGAATTCTAATAGCATTATACAATTTTATTTGCTGTTTCTCTAAACCAAGCTGCTGTACCTGGCATAGGCGCTGCTTCGGGCAACTGAATATCGCTCTTGGCCAGTGTTTCTCTGGCTGCTGCTACTAACTGATCGTAGTTTGGGCGTTTACTTACAGCATCTAAAATGTCGTCGGCTGTATTTAATTTTGCCACGGGTATTCCAGTAAGGTCACTTAACTTCTTGGCCGTCTTTCCGTCCGGCACTGTGGTGTTGGTTACACGATCAACTAAACCGTGTTTGTAACTCCATTTCAAGCCCGGATGCAATGCTGACACAATACTGGCCAGTATAACATGACGACTCATACCGGTCAACTTGCTGGTCTCAGGTGCGCCGGTCATACTGAATGCTTGCCAGCCTGGATCGCCAAACATTAGATCAGCTTGTACAAATCCGTTGTTAGGGTCTCCTGCAATAGGGGCCTTAACGTGTACACTATCGCCGGATTTTTTTATGTCCTTTGCGTCTACACCCTTTGCTAACAAAACTTTAATCAAATCCTCTTTGGTTGTTTTGGTATCATCAACTGCTAGATCTAGATCGCCTGAACTGGATTTTCTACCTGTAGTACCTAACCAATTTTCCGTTGGAAAGGCAATTCCAGTAACTGATTCTATCCATTGGACTGTTGCAGGAACATCATCACGGTTTATTCTTTGCGTCGATGAACTTCCGTCCTGATTTTTAAAAATGTTACCGCCTTCGTTAAGTTTTATCATAATTTTGCTAGTTCGGCATTTAAAAAACTGTTAATTCCTGGAGAAGCTCTTTTCTTTCCCCCAACCGGAGACCATGATCCTGTGAATTCGTCTCGCTCGTAGTCTCGACCTCTATACCTTAAAATTGCATTAACACCCGAGTTCACTACTTGTACATCAGGGTGCAAAGGACTTACTACAGAAGGGGATGTTGGTGCTGGTGCCGGTGGTCTGTTGCGAAGCTGTTGCTTTAATTCGGCTTTTTGTTTAATTTTTTGTTGATCTTGTAGCCAACTCATTCTGCCTAATAGGTCCTGAATTTTTTGTCTTCTAGCAGGATCAGTTGTTCTTGCTAACAATTCCTCGGCTTTTTTCTTGTCGTAATCCGGGGACTTTCCAAACTTTTCGTAAGCTGCTTGAGCCAATTCTTTTTCACTTGGTTCTTTAGGGGTCATAACAGTTCTTATAACCGATTGTAAATTTTGAGGCAACAACGCTTTGGCAAAACTGGACGTAAAACCTTCTTGAATAATATCATTAATTTTCATTACGGAATCTCCTTACACCTCGAGAGAATTTTGCAGGATCTTGTGCTCTAATACTATTCAATAATCTACGTTCTAGCTCATCAGCTTGCTCAGCATCATAGTTCTCTTTGATGTAGTTAATTAAATTAATAGCACCTTGTATAACATGGCTCGCACGACTTTCCACAAGATTTTCTCTGTCTTTATTAACAGGCATGTGTGCCAGTTCATCAAGAATACTACGAGTGCGTTTTTGCAAAATCTACTCCATTATTAGATATTTATTACATTAATTATGATTAGTGTGCTTGTCAGAATTTAACAATTTTGCTACATCAGGTAGCACTTTGCGCCAATTTGTATGCCTTTTTGAGTCTAAATTGTCAAGAAATTCAACTATTTGTTTACTGTTATAGTTGTGTATATCAAATAAACCAGCAGCAAATTGAAATCTATGTTCTACTGGGTCCTGTAACCTGTTGTGAGAAAAATTATTTTGAGCCCAATGTTTTATATTGTCGATATTAGATTGATTCAATATGCTAATAGTAGTATTAATAGAGAACATACAGTTTACCGGACTGTGCTTATAAAACCATTTTAAATTAGCCACTACACTATCCCAGGAAGCTGGGTAACGTTGTATTTCAAATCTTTCTTCAACGTCGTCGATGCTAAAATCTAATTGTACCAATTGAAATTTATTCCATAACTCTATTAGTTCCCTTGAAGGCAAAATTGTTCCATTGGTATTATAATTTAAGTGTACTCGAGAAGGATCAGGGATGTTTTGTAAAAATGTTATGTGCTCTTTACTGAGCAAAGGCTCGCCGCCGTTGAAATGTATAAATTTTAATTTTGTTAAATCAAGATCAGACCAACTTTTGTTGATATTGACCGATGCTTGTTGTATAGGTATCTTTTTTTCTTGTTTCCATTTACTGCTATTTTGTGGACCGCAAATCAAACAGGCCAAATTACAGGTATCCCCTACCCAGTAGTCTATGCGTATAAGTTCTACAGAGGAATCTGTAAT